CTAGACAAAGAGGCGAAACTTTAGCCACTACTCAAGCACTACAACTTCAACAAGGTGTAGACTACGACGGAATTATACCAGAAGTTTCTCGCCCCAGCAAAGGTGCAACCGAAATGGCTAAGAAATATAAAAAGTTTACGGAAAAAGGTTTAAACGCTATAGAGCGTGACTACGGTGTAAAACTAAACGCAGAACCCTTTACAGATGCAAACAATCAAGAATTTTATAAAATAGAATTAACCAATGAGTTGAAAGATGCACTTTCTACTTTAAAACTTAATCGTGGTGGACTAGCTACCTTGATGCCTCTTAGATATTGAAAAAAGAATTAATAGCACAACTACCTGAGGAAGTCCTCAAGGAACACTTAGAACTTGCAGAAAGACTTCAACAAATTGAAGAGATAGAAACTGCACAAGACAGCTTTTTAGATTTTGTAAAAAGCCAATGGCCATCGTTCATAGGTGGTGCTCATCATAAAAAGATGGCGGATGCTTTTGATCGTATAGCTAAAGGTAAAATCAAAAGGCTTATTATTAATATGCCACCTCGGCACACGAAGAGTGAGTTTGCTTCTCATTACTTTCCCGCCTATTTAGTAGGACGTAACCCGAGTTTAAAAATATTACAAGCCACTCACACCGCAGACTTAGCAGTTAAGTTTGGTAGAAAGATTCGTGACTTAATGTTAACGGAAGACTTTCAAAAAATATTTCCTGACGTACTTATTAACCCAGACTCAAAAGCAGCAGGTAAATGGGAAACTCAAGACAAGCGTGACGCAAAACGTAAAGGTGAATATTACGCAGCAGGTGTGGGCGGTGCACTAGCAGGTAGAGGAGCGGATCTATTTATTATTGATGACCCTCATTCCGAACAAGACGCCATGAACCCAAAGTCCATGCAAGATACTTACGAGTGGTACACGTCTGGTCCAAGGCAGAGGCTACAGCCAGGAGGTGCCATTGTTATAGTGATGACTCGCTGGAACATCAATGACCTAACAGGTAAATTATTAAAAGATGCAGCACGTGATCCTAAAGCAGATCAATGGGAACTTATTGAGCTCCCTGCTATATTGCCTAGTGGTAAACCTCTATGGCCAGAATACTGGTCAAAAGATGAACTTGAAAGTGTAAAGGCTACGTTAAGGGGTGGACCAAAGTGGCACGCTCAGTACATGCAGAATCCAACGTCCGAGGAAGGTGCACTTATTAAACGAGAATGGTGGAAACAATGGGAAAGAGAAAGACCACCTAGCTGTGACTATTTAATACAAAGTTATGATACAGCTTTTCTTAAAAAAGAAATGTCAGACTATTCAGCTATTACTACATGGGGTGTGTTTTATCCTGAAGGTAGTTTAGGTCAAGATTTTTATGACGGTAGAACTCCACACATTATTTTATTAGACTGTATAAAAGGTAAGTACAGTTTCCCAGAACTAAAAGCCATAGCCTTAGAACAATATAATGAATGGCAACCTGACGTAACTATTATAGAAGCAAAAGCCAGTGGTATGCCCTTAACTCAAGAACTGCGTAATGTAGGTATACCTGTACAAAACTTTACACCGTCAAAGGGAAATGATAAGGTAGCTAGAGTAAATGCTGCTGCTCCATTGTTTGAATCAGGAATGGTATGGGCACCAGACACAAAGTGGGCAAATGAAGTAAGAGAAGAATGTGCTGCTTTCCCTGCTGGTGATCATGACGACTTAGTCGACTCAACCACTCAAGCACTTTTACGATTTAGGCAAGGTGGGTTTGTAAAACTACCAAGCGATTATGAGGATGAAGAACTATATCCCAAACGAAAAATAAGTTATTATTAAACAATGGCAATAGAGAAACAAAATCCAATGGAACCTTTAGAAGTTCCAGTCGAAATCCAAGAAACACTAGAAGTAGAATTACCTGATGAAATGAATATTCAGGGTGAAATGACTAACGCTTTTGAAGTAGGTCAGGACGGTAACTTAATCCCCCTTTTTGAAGAGGAAGAGGTTATAGTTACTGAACATCAGGTCAATCTTGCGGAAGTGCTAGATTCCTCCTCGCTTAATACTTTGGCGTCCGAATTACTTGATGCATTTGAACAGGACAAAGACTCCCGTAAAGATTGGCTAGATGTTTTCACTAAAGGTTTAGATTTACTAGGTATAAAAACAGAAGAACGTGAAGAGCCTTTTCCTGGAGCTACAGGTGTAAATCACCCACTACTAAGTGAAGCTGTCACACAATTTCAAGCTCAAGCCTACAAAGAACTTTTACCAGCAGGCGGACCAATCAAAACTAGAGTTATGGGTAATGAAAGTCCAGAAACTATGGATCAAAGCCAACGTGTAAAAGAATTTATGAACTATCAAATAACCGAGGTCATGAAAGAATATGACCCAGAGATGGATAGTTTATTATTTTATCTACCACTAGCTGGTAGTGCATTCAAAAAAGTTTACTACGACAATTTATTAGGTAGAGCCACCAGTAGGCTAGTAAAAGCTGAAGACTTAGTAGTAGCTTACGAAACCACAGATTTAGAAACAAGCCCACGTTTTACTCACGTTATGAGTATGACAGGGAATGATCTTAAAAAATTACAGATGAATGGCACCTATAGAGATATAGATATAGGTGAAAGTGGCATAGATTTAGAATACAACGAAGCAAAAGAGAAAATTGATGAGTTACAAGGCATTTCGCCTCCTATAGCTGACTATGAAGAGTACAGTGTAATAGAGTTACACGTCAATTTAGAGCTTCCAGACATAGATGACTATGGTTTTGCTGTACCTTATGTGGTAACTATCCTTGAAGACCGCAATGAAATCCTTTCTATACGACGTAATTGGGAACAAGGTGACGAATTATTCAATAAAAAGGAGTATTTTGTACACTATAAGTTCCTTCCAGGTCTTGGATTCTATGGTTTTGGGCTAATTCACATGATAGGAGGGCTTACTAAGTCCGCTACATCAATTTTACGTCAGTTAATTGACGCTGGAACGCTAAGTAACTTACCAGCTGGGTTTAAAGCACGTGGTATGCGTGTACAAGGGGAAGATGAACCTCTAAGACCAGGAGAATTTAGGGATGTTGACGTTCCAGGAGGCACAATCCGTGATGCATTGATGCCTTTACCATATAAAGAGCCTAGTAGCGTACTGGCTCAGTTACTAAGTGTTATTATTGATTCTGGAAGACGATTTGCCAGCATAGCAGACATGCAAGTAGGTGATATTGGTAGTCAACAACTACCTGTAGGCACAACTGTGGCTATGTTAGAGCGTGGTACTAAAGTAATGAGTGCTATACATAAACGTTTACACTTTGCTCAGAAAAAAGAGTTCAGGTTATTAGCCAGTATCTTCAGTAAAAGCCTACCACCTGTTTATCCTTATGATGTTCCAGGTGCAACTAGAGAAATTAAAGCTACTGACTTTGACGACAGAGTAGATATTATACCAGTAAGCGATCCTAACATATTTAGTATGGCTCAAAGGGTAATGTTAGCTCAACAAGAACTACAAATGGCACAAGCAGCACCGCAAATACATGATTTACGAGAAGCTTACAAGCGTATGTATGAAGCTCTAGAGGTTAAAAATATAGATGCTATATTACCACCTGCAGCTCAAATACCACCACGTGACCCTATAAGTGAACAACAAGCAGCCATGACAGGGCAACCTATTAAAGCTTTTGAGTTCCAGAACCATGATGCCTATATCTCAGCACACAGCTCATTCTTACAGAACCCAATGATGGCTCAGAATCAGCAAGCACAGTTAGCAATAAGTGCTAACATACAAGAGCATCAGGCAATGTTATACAAACAACAAATAGAACAAGTACTAGGTCAACAGTTACCTGAACTTGGTGCAGAAATACCACCACAAGTTATGAATGAGTTAGCACTACTCGCAGCTCAAGCAACACAAGTAGTGACAGGTCAGGCACAAGCTATGGCTCAGGCACAAGCTAACGCACAGATTGATCCTATTGTACAACTAAAAGAACAAGAAATAGCACAAAAAGCACAAAGTGATGCTTTACGAAGTCAGGTAGATTTAGCTAAAATAGAATCTAATGAAGCTATAGCAGAAATGAAAATAGCTCAAGACAGAGAAGAAGCTATGATGAAAGAAAAAGAAAATATTCGTAAATCATATACAGAATTATTAAAAGATGTCAGAAGTTCTGACACTCAAAACAGAGGAGTATAATAATGCCAGGAATGAATAGAGGTAGAAAAACTATCAAAAAAATGAAGCCTAAAAAAAGTGTCAAAAAAATGACTACAGGCGGAAAAGCTAAAAAGCGAGGTTAAGATGTTTAAGAAATACACAGTAAAAGAACCTAAAAGAATAGACTTATCAAAGCCAGTCACTATGGGAGCTATCTTGAATAAGAAAGTTTTCGGTGAAGGTAAAGGTAAAGCTAGAGGTGGCGGAGCAGCCACTAAAGGTTTGAGCTTCAATATTTCTCCTAGTGGAAAGGAGTAACCATGGCTAAGAAACCAGGACTATGGGCTAACATCCATGCTAAACGTGAGCGTATAAAAAAGGGTTCAGGTGAGCGTATGCGTAAAAAAGGTGAGAAAGGCGCACCGACCGAAGCTCAAATAAAAGCAGCACAAGGTAAAAAAGATGGCGGACTAATTGGTGGTCAAACCGAATTAGATAAAAACAAAAATGGTAGAATCGACGCTGGTGATTTTAAAATGATGAACCATGGCGGAGAAGTCATGTGTAGAGGCAACGGTATAGCTACTAAAACAAAATCTACTAAATTAAGTTAAAGTAGTTATAATACACTAGAATGGCAACACCACGAAAAGGTAAAGCAAAAGTCAAAGTAACTAAGTCTGGTAAAAAGGTTAGTTATGGACAAGCAGGAAAAGCCAAAGATGGTAAGAGAAGAGTTAGACCAGGAACATCTAAAGGTGACTCTTATTGTGCTAGAAGTTTAGGTATTAAAAAGAGATTATCGAAAAAGAAACAAAACGATCCGAACACTCCTAATAACTTATCAAGAAAAAGATGGAAGTGTTCTGGTGCTAAATCAAGAAGAAAAGCTAAGAAAAAATAGTATAAATGGTAGATAAGTTAAGGAAGTTAATTGCAGAAAGAAAAGAGCAATTAACAGAAACACTCGCTAATGGCGGAGTGCAAGATTTTGAAAGTTATCAAAAAATCGTAGGCGAAATATCAGGTCTGTCGTTTACGGAGTTCTTAATTAGAGACCTGCTCAAGGATAGAGAAGAATGAAAGAAGTAAAATCATTTGGTAAAGGTGGTGAACCAATACCAAACACAGTGGAAAGATTCACTGAAGTCAATGTTGAGACCCCTAAAGAAGATGAACCAAAGTTTACACCTGAAAGTGTAGCTGAAGACGAATCTCTCAAAACTCAGCTCCCCACCCCCACAGGTTACAGAATTATGATCTTACCGTT